GCTCGGGAAAATCAGATGATCCCAGCGCAAGATGTCCTGCCGCTGATGCAATCCGGTGGACTCGATAACGCAATATGGATGTGGCCAATTGAAAGAATCGCGGGTATTTTGGGCCAGCTTTATATTCAGCGTGAGCAGATCAAGACAACGATCTACGAAATTACCGGCATTGCCGACATTATGCGCGGTAGCAGTGCGGCGATGGAGACATTGGGCGCACAGCAACTCAAAGTGCAGTTCGGCACCATGCGCCTCGATGATTCACGCCGAGACATCCAGCGCTACGCTCGGGATTTAATTCGCATCGCTGCTGAAATTATTAGCGAGCAATTTACGCCCGAATCGTTGCAAATGATGACGGACATTCAATTGCCGTCGATGGAAGAAAAGCAGCAAGTGATTGCGACGCAGATGCAAAGTATGGCAATGCAAGCGCCGCCGATGGGGCCACCGATGCCGCCCGGACAACCCGGACAACCTGAATTACCGCCGCAGCCTGCACCGCCTGCACCGCCCGCACTGACGCCCGAGATGCTCGAAATGCTCGAAAAACCGACGTGGGAGGAGTGCATACAGCTTCTACGTGATGATAAGCAGCGCAGTTTTCGCGTCGATATTGAGACGGATTCGACAATTTCCGGTGATTATGCCGCAGATCAACAAGCAATAACTCAATTACTGCAAGGCGTAGCCGCATTTATTGCTGATGCGGGGCCAGCGGTCGAGGCTGGATATTTACCGATTGAAGCGGCCAAAGCCATGATCATGACGGCGGTGCGTCGATTCAAGCTCGGTCGCGAGGTTGAGGACGCGCTCGATATGATTGGCGAAAACGATCCAGCAGCCAATGCAGAACAGCAGGAAGGCGCAGGCGTCGAGCAAGCGTTGCAGATGAAATTGCAGATCGAACAGCAAGAGGCGCAGATCAAACAACAAGAAGTGCAACAGAAGATGCAGATTGAACAAGCGAAGATGACGCTTGAATCGCAAAGTAAGCAAGCTGAGCTGTCAATGGAAGAAAGAGATTTAGGCTTGCGGGAACGTGAACTTGCGTTAAAAGAATTTGAGGCGCAAAAACCAGAGCCGAATCCCGAAAGCAAAATTCAGGCTGATGTGATGTTAGCGCGTGAAAAAATGCAGTTTGAGGCGATGGAAGCCGATAAACAGCGGCAAGTAGAGCTGGCTAAGACAATCATGGCGGAATTTAGCGCGGGAGAGGGAACGCTGACAGATCCCGAGCAAGCGCTCAATCGAGCAGCGGAAATTATGGAACGGATTAAATCTGTGGTGTCTGCGACTAATTTGCCACTAGCAGAAACAACAATGCTGGTTGCTGGCGAGCCGGAGGTTACTGAAACTACGATTGTGGTTGATGATACCGGCCCGATGTTGCAATAATGCGACTATGAGCGCATACAAAGACAACTATGACGCCATTCAGTGGGATCGTTCTGGATACTCAACAGCAGAGCATGTGCGGAAAAAACGAGTCGATGGGCCGTATGTACAGGGCGATTATGCGGCGTATGAATGCCCGATTACGGGTGACATTATCGACGGGAAAAAAGCGCACGCAAAGAATTTAGAGAAGCACAGTTGCCGCGTCCATGAAAAAGGCGAATTTGAAGACGTTAAACGGCATGGCCGTCAGCGTTATGAGGCGGAATTAGATCGTGCTATTGATCGCGCTGCACTCGATGCGGCTCGCGAAATCGATTATTGAATTAGGAGGCAGTTATGGCAGACGACGCAGTAATAGGCGCAGAACAATCGGAGCAGCCAGAACAATCGGTTGGTGATTTTATTGCTGAGCTGTATGACGAAGATGCGTCCACCGAAACTGTCCAAGAACCTTCGGATCGTGCGGAAATTGCCGCACCCGTAGAGGCTGAGCAATCAGCAGAACCCGTCGAAGCCGAATCGGCATCGACAGAAGTCCGACAAGAGGAAGCTGAACCCGCAGACGCGGCCATTACAGCGCCACAATCAATGTCGGCAGAAGATCGTGAAGCATTTTACACTTTGCCGCCTGAGGCTCAAAAATGGGTATCAGATCGCGACAGAGAGCAACAGGCTGATTACACGAAAAAGACGATGGAAGTTGCAGAGCAAAGGAAATATTACGAAGACCTCGACAGAGTAGCCGCCTCAAGACGTGAACAATTTGCGATGAACGGTATGAATGTAGCCCAGGGTTTCGAGCAGCTACTTTCTTTATCTGATTATGCGCAAAGAGATCCGATTGGGTTCGCGAGCTATTTGCTCGAAAGTCGCGGATTATCCTTAGCCGATGTAGCTAACCAACAACAGGCTGGGGGACAAGCCCCTAGCGATCCTCAAATTGTTGATTTGCAGCAGCGTTTAGCCGCTCAAGAAAATCATCTTGCACAACAGAATCAGCAACAATTACAGCAGCAAGGCCAAGTAGTAACCGGCGTCATAAACGATTTTGCGGCAGCGCATCCGTTTTATGAGGAACTCCATGATGACATGGTCCCTATCGTCGTTACATTGAAAGAAAGTAAACCCGGACTGTCGCACGATCAATATCTTGACATGGCGTACAAAATGGCCGCAGCGGCCAACGAAAGTGTGTCGAGCAAGATGGAAATTGATCGCCAAGCGCAGGCGAACGCGGAACGCGTCGCCAAGGCAAAAGAGAATGCCGCAAACGCTCGACGCGCCGGGGGTACTAACATTCAATCTACGGGCACATTGCCGCCGACTGTCGCTCATTCAAAAAATGTAGATGATTTTATCGGAGCACTAGTAGACGAACGCATCTCAGCTTAGATAAATAAGGTGGATAATCATGCCAGCTAATAGTAGCTTTACGGAAATCTCGGCGATCACGTATCGTCATTTCAAAAACAAATATGTGACGGATAACGTCTCGAACCACACCGCGTTGCACCAGCGACTAACCGAGAAGGATCGGGTGGATTTAATATCCGGCGGGTGGGAAATTCAGGTTCCGCTCGATTATGCGGAAAATGGCACGTACCAACGCTATAGCGGATATGACACGCTAGACATCGCGCAGTCGGAAGTGTTTACCGCTGCGAACTTTTCCTGGAAACAGGTTGCGATTAACGTCGTCGCCAGTGGACTCGAAGTTCGTCAGAATGCCGGTAAGGAAGGCGTTATTAAGCTCGTCAAAAACAAGCTGAAAAACGCGATGAAGACTGCCGGTAACAACTTTTCCAGCGACATGTATTCGGACGGCACCGCAGCGAACCAGATCAACGGTTTGCAAGCGCTAGTTTCTGATGCAGGCACCGGAACAGTTGGCGGTATCAACTCCTCTACGTATACGTTTTGGAAGTCGGGTTTGCAGTCAGCAGCCGCGCCTATTCAAGGCGGTGGTGCAATTACGCCATCTGCAACAACCATTGAGAGCTTGATGCTCCCGCTTTGGTTGCAACTGACTCGTAACAATGATCAGCCTGATTTGATTGTAATGGATGACACGTACTTTACGTTCTTCGACAACAGCCAAACCAGCATTCAGCGTTACACCAACACGACAGATCTGAAAACCGGCACGACTTCGCTTAAATACAAAGGCGCAGACGTGGTATATGACAGTCTGGCAGCGGGTATGCCCGATCAACACGCATACTTCTTGAATACCGATTACATCGGCGTTTGCGCTCATCGAGATGCAAACTGGACGGAAGTCCCCGAAAAATCATCGGTGAATCAGGACGCCGAAGTACTGCCGATTATCTGGCAGGGCAATATGACTGTGAGCAATCGTTCGCTTCAGGGCGTAATGAAGGCTTAACCGGCAATAATCAGATCAGGAGGAAATTATGTCTGACTATCAAATCGTTAACCCCATTGTCGGTATGCAAAATATCGCCGACACCTCGACAACTCAGAACCAGCCGCTGGGAACTATTGTTCAAGCGAACGATGTCGCTTCAACGGCTTATGGTTCGGGGATGTTTATCTATCTCGCGGGCGTCGCATCAACAGTGCTTGGCTCATGGGTAACCTTTAATCAAGACGACAACACCACAGCGCTGTTAGCGGCTAACGCCATCGGCCCTGTCGGCATCGCTATGTCAATTAATGTTGCCAGTCAGTACGGCTGGTATCAGATTTATGGCAAAGGTGTCGGCAAGTGTCTCGCCAGTTACGTCGATAACGGACTCGTTTATGCGACTTCTACGGCAGGCAGCATTGATGATGCTGTTGTTTCTGGCGACCGAGTGAAGTTAGCTATCGGCGCGTCGGCAATCGGTACACCATCATCGGGCCTTGCCGAGTTTGAGATCCAATATCCATTCATGGATGACGGAAGCGCTGCTTAATTAGGCCCTAAGCAGTCCCATTGTGAGCGCCCTGCTTTTGGGGCGCTCATCTTTTTAATCTGCGGAGGCTTTTATGGTAGATATAAGACCGGGCGACAACGAAGAGCGGCCCTGTTATATCGAGTTCGAACTTCGAGCTGATGAAGACAGAAACGCATCGATTGAGGCCGGAATGCCGGTATACAAAGATGTCGAGTATGCGAAATTGACGCCAGCAGGCAGTCAAGGCACGCTCGTTTCCGAAAAAGTTGTTACAGAACAGCTTCTCAACGAGTGGCGCAATGGCAACAGGCGCGGTGATCGGCCAATTCCTTACTATCTGCAAGCATACGACGCTTGGAAACAAGGGCTAGAAATGCCGGTGAATGGTTCTGATGTGCGACATTGGCCGGGTGTGACGCCCGCGCAATTGAAAACGTGCCAAGAAGCAGGCATTAAAACAGTAGAAGATTTAGCCAATTCAAACGCAGACGGCATTCGGCGTTTGGGCATGGGCGGTTTAGCTCTAGTAAAAAAAGCCAAAATCTATCTCGAAAACGCAGAAACGAATAAAGCCGCCGAAGAAATCTCTGCGTTGCAGATAAAAATCGAAACGATGGAAGAATTGATTCACACGCAGAGTGAGCAGATCGCGGCTTTGCAGGATGACTTGGAAACACGTCCGAGTCATGGGAAACGCGGTAGGCCGAAAAAAGAGGCGGCATGAGTCTTTTAACTATCGTTCAAAATGTGTGCGATACAATTGGCTTGGCGCAGCCATCGGCAGTTATTGGCTCGACAGATCAAAACATCATCGCATTGCAAGCGATGGCTAATACCGAAGGCCGTGAGCTGCTTGATAGGTTTTCTTGGCCTGCTACGCAGATAGAAGTAACCCATACATCACTTGCAGCGGAATTGCAGGGCGTTATGACAACGCTTGCGCCTGGGTTCAGCTATATTACAAGCTCGACATTTTGGGATCGAACACTAACGCAACCCGTTCGAGGGCCATTATCGCCAATCGAATGGCAAGCGTTAAAGGCTCGAACAGCAACAGGGCCGTATGCGAGCTATCGAATATTCGGTGGCAAGCTATATGCGTATCCCGCGCCGTCAGCCGGTAATACATGGGTGTTTGAGTACCAATCGACGTATTTTTGCCAATCGGCGGCAGGTGCTAATCAGTCGAAATGGACGGCGGATACCGATGTCGGTGTCCTCGATGAACACCTGATGGAAATGGGCATAATCTGGCGCTTCAAGAAAAAGAATGGCCTTGATTATTCCGAAGATTATCGCTCATATGAGCAAAAACTGGCGACGGAAACGTCACGCGCTGGCGGTAGGCCGATACTGAACATGACTGATGAAACTCCGATGCGAGGCGTCTACATTCCAGAGGGAAGCTGGGCGTAATGCCTACCGAGGAAGAAATTGCGGCGTTGTTAGAGCAGTATTATGCCGATGAGAAGGCAAAATATGGAGTGCCGGATGATTTTCCAGTTGATAATTTAACTGCCGATCCCGCTTTAAGTATTCCTCTCGGTGGAGGAAGCAGCGTAACCCCGACGATTAATTATCAAGACGGTATGGTTACTCCCGGCGTTGCCGCTCAAGGTAGCGATCTGTCCGGCTACGGTAATGTGGGAATTAATCAAACAGGGCCGCAAGTTGTCAATGCTGGAATAAGTGGTGATCGCTTCAATGTTGATGCCGATATTCCATTAGCGAATCCCACAGGAGTCAACATTCGCGGTGAAATAGATTTGATGTCGCCCGACAAAAAGGATGCGTTAGCGGCTGTTTTGGAATTGTCGCCAGCGGAAGCAAGATACCTCCTAAACTTAAACTATAGCTACTAGCATGGGCACTCAAGCCGGACAATTCATTCCGCCAGCACGAAAGACAGGAACGTCGCAACAAAGTAGCAAGCCTGCGTTAAAGCCGGTGATCGCCGGAAAACCCAACCCGAATATCGGTATGGGACTGCGAACACCTAGCGATCAGCCGCAATTCGGCGAGGTCGGCTGGGTGAATCCGAACTACGATCTTTACCACAACGCCGATGGCTATCATCGTTTTGATCCGAAAGTACCCGGCATGGGTTTGCAAATGTCTCGGACGTATGCCGATGGCGGTCGCGTTTTTGATGTTTATCAAAACATAGCAAAGGGTAAGCCCGGATATACGCACGCGCAAAATGCTCTAAACTTTTTGAATGAAAATGGCATTAATCCCGGTAGAGCTACGGATTTACAAAAATTCGCGGCGATGGATCACGCCATGCGCCTGGTGCAATGGAAAAACCAGCGCCCTACACGAAAGTTCGGGATCAAAGACGCATTCGGATTAGCGTTATCGGTTGGAGCAATTTTTGCCGGAAATCCGTATGTAGCGGCTGGATTGGCGGGTACTGGTTCAGCAGTACAAGGAGGGGACATTGGGGATATTTTGACAGCGGGCGCTCTTGCTGGCATAGGAAATTATGTTGGCGGCACGTTGGGCTCAGAAAAAATAGCGGGAAACTCTGTCGATGCAATGGTTGCGGCAAGTGCTGGCGCTAAGGCAGCATCGACCGCTTCTCAATTAGGTAAGGTGGCGTCAGGAGCAGCCAATGTCGCAAAAACAGTCGCGCCCTATGTCGGTAGCGCCATCGTCGCTGGTAACGCTATAAATCAATCGGGAGCTAATTTAAGTCCCGATCAATATAGTATTCGTCAAGGTGGAAATCCGAAAATCACGACTTTCGAGCCAGAAAATCAAAATATTGCTTATAGCCAGTATCCGACGAGCGCCTACCTCGGGGCATACCCCGGCGCTCCTGAATCAACAGCGACTACCGCAAGCCCAATAACTCCAACTCCAGCAGCTCCGATAGCTGGAACCGCAAACGCTGCGCGGCCTTATGTCGCGCCGCCGCGCATTCCGATTGCGCCGAATATTCCTATCGTTAATTACGATCCAAGCAGAAATTATGCGCCGCTTACACAACAATTAAGCCCACGCGCCCCAACAATGCAGCAGGCGTTAATGCGCCCCGCAGCGACGCGCCGACAAGCCCAAAATGCTACAACCGCTTAATAACAACTCTCAAAGAATCAAAACGTCGCAAAGCGTGAGCATTCCTGCGCCTGTAAGAGGTTGGAACGCCCGCGACTCATTGGCGAATATGCCCGAAGATTTCGCGGTCTCGCTCGATAACGTATTTCCGAATCTTACAAGCTGCGATCTGCGCAGCGGCTTTGAATCGCATTCAACTGGCAACGGCACCGGCGCTGTAGAAACGCTGGTGGAATATGCGGGGCCGGTAACGCGCAAGCTCATCAGTGCTGCCGGTAGTGTTATTTACGATTCGAGCGCAGCAGGCGGCAGTACGTCTATTGCTACTGGCAAAACGAATGCCAGATGGCAAACGACAATGATGGGCACGTCAGGCGGTAATTTTTTGTTTATGGTAAATGGTGCTGACGCGCCAATTTATTACACAGGCTCCGCATTTGTTACGCCGACGCTTTCGAGCGTGACGGCGGCTGATATTATTCACGTCACGACGCATCAGCGGCGGTTGTTTTTCGTCTTTAAAGAAAGCCTAACCTTCGGCTATTTGCCGGTGGTTTCGGTAGCTGGAACTGTTTCAACGTTCGATTTAAGTGGGATATGTCGTAAAGGCGGCTATCTGATGGCTATTGGTTCGTGGACGCGAGATGGTGGCTCTGGCCCTGATGATTTATTTGTCGCCATCACGTCCGAGGGTGAGGTGATTTTGTACTCGGGGAACGATCCCAGCACAGCGGCGAATTGGGTGTTGTCGGGCGTATTTAGTATCGGCAAGCCAATCGGTAGGCGGTGTATCGAGAAAGTCGGCGCGGATTTGATCGTAACGACGCAAGACGGCGCAATATCGCTGACGACGTTCTTGCCGATTGATCAAGTCGCCAGCAGTAGCATGGCGATGTCAAATAATATCCAAAACGAATTTTTAAGTTCTACGCGAAGTTATGGCACTAATTTCGGCTGGCAATCGCTGCATTACCCGCAAGGTTCTTACCAATTATTTAATATTCCGATCAGCGCAACAACTGCTTACCAGTACGTTATCAACACGCAAACTGGCGCGTGGTGCCGATTTACTAACCAAAACGCGGCATGTTGGGCGATCTATAACGGTGATCTGTATTTTGGCGCTCAAGACGGCGGAATAATCTACAAAGCCGATACCGGCGTTTCCGACAATGCAAATAATATTGATTGGAAAATACGGCCCGCATTCTCATATTACGGTGCGCGAGGCAATCAAAAGCTGTTCACGCTTTGCCGCCCGCATTTTACGACAACGGGATCGCCAGGGTTTGCAATAGATTTAAACCTAGACTTTTCCGACACTATCCCAACCTCAATCCCGGCAGAGCCTACGATTTCGGGTTCGCTGTGGGATGTCGCAAAATGGGACACCGGCCTGTGGACGGGCGAGGCGCAATCAGCTAATTGGGTGACTGTCACGGGGCTAGGCGAGGCTGCTTCGCCTGCGATCCACGGCGCTACGAAGTCAATCACGATAAAATTCAATAGCTACGATATGGTTTGGCAGCAGGGTAACGCGATTTGACGACTCTAGTATTTGGCCGAGATGAGGAGTTAGTGACATGGGCAGAGCGGAGCGGCATTGGGCCATTTCAGCGGCCATTGACAGCGATAGGAGTAGTTGACGACGAGGACAAAATTATGGCGGTGGCAATATACAATAATTATCGTTATTCTTCGGATATCGAGGTATCTTTCGTTGCAGCGACCCCACGGTGGGCCACGCAGGGCAATATACGGGCAATGCTAAGTTACCCGTTCGTTCAGCTTGGCGTTAAGAGGTTGTCTGCTATCACGACTAAGAAAAACAAACGCTGTCGTAAATTGCTTACCGGCTTGGGATTCAAGCAGGAGGGCGTGCACCCGTTCGCCGGAGAAAACCAAGCGACTGCGATTACCTACGGACTCTATTCCGAGCCAGCCAAAAAATGGGTAGAAAATCATGGGTAAAAGACAAAACGACACGCCAGCGACTTACAATCCTGCGCAAGTCGCAGCAGCGCAGGGCGCAATCAACCAAGATACGGCCGTTGCTCAATCGCAACTTAATCAAATCGATGAGATTACGCCATACGGCAGCTCGACTTATGCGACAATCGGAGATCCGACGCCGCAAGGTATTCAGCGATATTCAAGAACCTTCAAACTAGATCCAGCGCAGCAAGCGATTCTAGATCAACAAAATCAAGTCAATCTTGAGCTAAATAGAGTTGCGGGCCAACAGGTTGGCCGAGTCGGAGAAACGCTAGCTACGCCGTTCACTTACGAGGGCATGCCAGCGGGCGGGGACGCTGCTCAAGTCGGACAGACGGTATCGAATTTAACTGCGATGACGCAAAACCCCTATGATTTGCAGGCCGGAAAATCTTTTGCTCCGACGGCCCAAGGCATAGGCGCAGCGGCTGACGCTGGCACACAGGCTGCGATCACCGCCGCCGATTCATTTAGCACGCCGTTTGATTACTCTTCTGCCCCCGCAGCGCCCGAAGCCGACGCAGCAGCGAGACAGCAAGTGATCGACTCGATGTATGGGCAGGCGCAGCGGCGCTTAGATCCACGGTTCGAAGGCGAACAAAGAGCGATGGAAAATCAACTTGCTAACTCGGGTATTCCAAGAGGCAGCGAGGCGTTTTCAAGCGCCATGCGCGATTTTAACATGGGCAAAACCGATGCGTATCAAACTGCTTTGGACTCTGCGATTCAAGCGGGCGGTGCAGAACAATCACGGTTATTTGGCATTGGCACTCAAGCACGACAGAATGCAATCGCCGAGCAGAATTACTTGCGTGCGTTACCGGCAGCGGAACAAGCGCAGCTTATGGGCATGTATGGGCAAGAGCAGGCTTTGCGCCAAGGACAGTTCGATGCAATGGGCGCGGTGCGTGATCGAGAAATTGATGAGCAATTACGCCAACGTCAAATCCCAATGCAGGAGATGCAGAATCTAGCACAAGCGCAAACGGGACTGTTCGGATTGAGTGATCAACAGCGCCAGCGCGTCGTTCAAGAACAGGCTTACTTGCGTAATCTGCCGCTAAATGAAACTGCCGCGTTGATGTCCGGCACTCAAATCCAAAATCCTACCTTCGGAGCGGCACCGCAATCAGCCATAGCAGCGCCGGACTACGCTGGATTAACTGCGAGCGATTATGCCAATCGAGTCAGTGCTTACAACACGCAGTTAGGCTTGCAGGGCGCAAAATACGGCGCACAAGGCGATTTAGCCGCCGCTCTCGGTGGCTATGCAATAACTCGGTGATCAAATAATGCGAAATATTGATTTATATAGTAGCGGACGTCGTGGACTGTTAGGCGGGCAGGTTGCTCGGATCCCGTCTTACACTGCAAAGCCTTACGACATAATTACGCCCGCCTCTGCACGATACACTTTTGGTGCAGATATGATTAGGGCGTTGACTGCTAAAGCAGAAAAGGACAAAGAGGACAAAATTAGAACTGATATGCTGGCTGCAATGGTTGGCCCTGGGTATGAATACGATCCAAGCAAGGCGTCAGAATCCTTTACACCGTCGCCACTTATGGAGTCTCATCGCGTTGCCTTGGCTAATGCTCAGGCGCAGCCCGAAGGCGTGAGTGCGTTAGGGCTTCAACCTAGCGATACACCATTTGCATCAGGCCCATATGAGCAGGGAGGAGAGTTAGAACCCGTTACCCAAATGAGCGCTGGCCCTCTTACAGGGGTGCTGAATGACTTCGAAAGGGAAGCTGAAAGAGAAGCCGCAAGCACCCAATTTGAAATGGACAGAGGCTTGCGTGCATTCGGTTCAGAGGCATTAGCGCCGCCACAATTTGAATCGACAGAGTTTACCCCAGAGTTTACCCCTCAGCCTAATTTGGGTGACGATGCAGCGATGCGAGCTGCGTTAATTGGCGATGTTGCAAGACCAGAGGAAGAATTAGCGGCTTACGCTGGCTCGCCTGAAGATCGGGCAGCACAAGAGCGCGCTTACACAGCCACCGTTAATACTCCAGATGCCGTAGCAGCGAGAATGGCCGAAGCGGTACGCTTAAATCCAGACATAGCAAAAGATCCGGCATATGCACAATTCGTGCAATCGAATTTAGCGCGGAAGCAAGCGGAACGTGATGCAGCGATAGAGCGTGAACGAGCAAAAGCGATTCGCGGAGAAGAATTCAACCAAGCGTTATTGGTGGCGGCAGCAAGTCGTAAGCCGACAGTAAGTGTAAAACCAGTAGCCAATCCTGAGAGCGCTACAGGATGGAGCTACAAAAATGTACTTGACCCAAGTAGCGATTTTCTTGGCGAAGCAGAAAGCCAAGCGCCGAGATTCGACCCAGATGCGGCGTCAAAACAAACGTTTCAAGAACTGGCGAGCAGCCGGTATGGGGAAGCGACAGAAGGCCGAGTAAAAGTCGACGAAATGCTGGGGAGAATAGAACAGATGAGAGGGTTGGCTCAGAGAGTCGAATCAGGGGCGTTAACCGATTTTAAGACCGACTTTATGCGTCTGGGGAATAGCTTTGGAATGAGCTTTGACGTAGAAAAGATCGCAAACGTGGAAGCGATGCGTGCTAAAGGGATGGAGTTTATCCTCGACATTATTTCAGGAACCAAAGGCGCTATCTCGGAAAAAGAAATGGACGCATTCGAGGCCGCTAGTCCTAGCGTAGGAAATACTCAGCTCGGCAATAAACAAATTCTGGATCTCGCCGAAGCTAGTGCAGAAAGGCTAAAAATGGCGCATGAAGCAGCGAGAACCGCATACAGGGTAGAGGGCGCATCAGTAGTTGACCTAGACGATGCTTTCTTCAAAGCACAAGAAGAATGGGGAGGATTTGGTTTTATTTTCGCTCCCGAAAATCTCCCTTCAAATCTAAAAGATGGGTGGAGCGAGCTATCATGGCAGAAGAAAAAGAGATATTACGATTTAAATAGGATTCCATACTGATGTCCAGTCGCCCTCCGGTAATATTGACTGAAGAAGAACAGGCTGAAGCGGATGCTCTACTCGCTGAAATGGCGAATGCAAGCAATACCGCAAGAGCAACTCCATCTGCTGACCCTGGCTTTGGCACACAAGTCCTTCGAGGCGGTGAAGCGCTTGCCGAGGGCGTAATAGATTCTTTGGCGGGCGCTGCTGGGGCATTGCCTCAGCTCACCGCTTACGCGGGACGACAAATCCCTGGCGTTCGAGATTACATGCCGGGGCCAGGGTACTATCCGAGAAAAATAAAAGAAGCGGTAAGAAGTGCCGGAGAATTTCTTGCTGCCCCAGTTAATCGCGCTCTAGGGTACCAAGACTCAGAAGGACAGCCGACAGGAACGTATGGGCCATCTGCTCGGACACCGATGGAGCGTGCTTTATCTGGCACAGGAAGAGGTATAGGAATGGCGATGCCATTTGTTGGCGCGGCAACCGGCGTTGCTAATCTTGCTCGGGCTGGGTCAATTCCTCAAAACGTCGCTAGGTCTATGGCCGCCCAACCAAACATACAACTCGCTGCCGGTGCTGCCGGTGGTGTGACGGAAGAGGTCACTGGTAGCCCGTGGGCTGGCCTTGTCGCGGCATTAGGTTCAGGCGTCGGGTTGTCTATGATGGCAAATAAACTTGCTCAGCATGGGGCGACGACGACGGCAGAAAAGAAAATAATGCAGTTGATCAGGGAACTCGGCGACGGCGATGAAGCTGCTGGATTCGTTGAAGTTCAAAGACGGCTCGCAGCCGGTGGCGACGATACTGCGCTGGTTGATACGCTCGACATTCAAGGCGCAAAAATGGGGAGAGCAGCCGCTAACGTGCCGGAAGGCCAAGGGCCGGTTATAGCTGACGAGTTCGTTCAAACCAGAGCAGGAGGACGCGGGGAGCGACTACAAAAAGCAGCCGATACGCTCGCACCTAACCAATACTATGAGCTTCTTGAAGCATTAGGCGCAAAAATGTCGAAAGACGCTGAGCCTCTATATGACGAAGCGTTCGCGCCAATATCAGACCTCGAAGGAAAAGTATTCGCTCAGTGGGATGATAGGCTGCAACGGTTTCTGGATGAGCCTGAGATACAAGAAGGAATGGCGCTTGGAATAAAAATACAGCGAAAGGAAGCGGTCGCTAGGAATCAACCTTTTAATTTTAAAGAATTTGCGGTTAAAGGGTTCGACGAAAATGGCGATTTAATAATCGAAGGGACGCCCAACTTGCGTGCGATGGATGCGGCAAAACGAGGTCTTGACCAGAAAATCAACGAGGCTAAGGATGACTTCGGAAACATCAAATGGACGGAAGATTTAAGGGCTACCGAGGAATTGCGTAAGGCTCTTGTAGCAAAATTAGACGACATCACAACAGACCAATCAGGGCGGTCTGCTTATAAGGAGGCGAGAGCAGCATACGCAGGGCCAGCATCACTAGATGATGCGGCCCGCATGGGTAGAAAGTTTATTCAGGGTGATGAGGAAGTATCGGCGAAAGCTGTTGCCGTCATGTCGGAAGGTGAGAGAGCAGCCTTCAGGGTTGGCGCTAGGCGTCAAATCTCTCAGATTATCAATGATGACACGCAAACAGCATTAACAAAATTCGCGCCCAAAAAGGTTACATTTTGGAATAAATTAAGAACGGTTTTCCCCGACGATGAATCATTTAATATTTTCGCCGCTGATGTCGAAAAAGAATTAACGAAGGGGCAGGTCGAGCATTTTGCGGGGCCAAGAGCAGGGGCACAAACGGCTGGACTCCAACAAGATATTGCTGAACTTTCAAGAATGCCAGAAAGCGCAGCGAGAGGGCTTGAGGCAGTAGGGGAGTTATCCGGAGGTCATCCTATTCGGGCACTAGCCGCTGTAGCAAGACCAGCTATCGAATGGGTAAAAAGACCAAGCTCAAAAACGGCGGAAGGGTTGGCAAGGTATTTATTTGAACTAGACCCCGCGAAACAAAGAGCGATGCTCGACGCGCTGCAAAGCGCGTCAACAACGAAGGCGCACAATCTTGATATGGTTAAGGCGCTGATGGGTAGCATAACGGCAGAACAAACGCCCTACGAAACGCAAGATCTCAGAGAGCGCATCCCCAACGAGATGGTTAACTTTTGAGCGAAACACTAGGAAATTAAACAATGGCTAGAAATGGATCAGGCACTTATTCAAACCCATATCCTAATTTCGTGAGCGGGACGGTTATTTCCTCGAACGAGGTTGATGCTAACAATTCCGACATCGCCACAGCGCTAACGCAATCCATTGCCGTAGATGGGCAATCCGTCGTCACGGGCGATATTCCGCTTGCTACGCACAAGTTTACAGCGATGAAAGTCGGTACTGCTGCCACAGACAGCCTGTCATTAGGCCAAGCGCAGGCCGAGGCGTTTGTGTGGTGTGGTACAGCGGGCGGAAGCGCCGATGCTATAACCTTATCGCCCTCGCCTGCGATCACCGCTTACGCGGCAGGACAGCGCTTTGTGTGGATGGCGAGCGGTAGCACAAACACAGGTGCGACAACGGTAGCCATATCCGGCCTGAGCACGATTGCGCTGCAAGACAATGGAGCTGCGTTGACGGCGGGCCAGCACGCGGCTGGCAAGATGTTTATGGGCATCTTGAATACCACCAGCACCGTCCAAATCATGCAAGTTCAGGTGAGCGGTACAGATCCACTCATTATTTCGAGCTTGACTGTGACCGGCGATGCCACCATCGGCGATGACTTATTGCTCGATTCGGATTCCGCCGTTATTTCGCTAGGTGACAATCAAGACGTAAAAATTACCCATGTGCATGATTCGGGGCTGACGTTTAAAAACACATCAACCGCGGATGACACGCCTTTTGTTTTACTTGTGCAAACCGGCGAAACCGACATAGCACTCAATGACGCTCTCGGAAAAATACAATTCCAAGCACCGGATGAGGCTGCGGGAACAGACGCTATTCTAGTTGCTGCCGAAATCGCAGCAGTCAGCGAGGGAGATTTTTCTGCTAGCAATAATGCTACGAAATTATCATTTAAGACTGCCGCTAGTGAAGCCGCAGCAGAGAAAATGTCGTTATCGTCTGCGGGAGATCTGACAGTCAGCGGCGATGTCATTACCGGTGATGACGTTATTCTGGATAACGACGGTGGAGTTGTCTATTTCGGCGACGATCAAGACGTATACCTCAGTCATATCGCAGATTCCGGTTTGACCTTCAAAAATACATCCACAGGCGATGACACCCCGATTCTTTTGCTGATGCAAACTGGCGAAACAGACATCGCGGCGGACGATATGCTAGGGCGAATTCAATTCCAAGCGCCAGATGAGGCGGCAGGAACAGACGCTATTTTAGTTGCAGCAGAAATAGCCGCCGTGTCCGAGGGTGATTTTTCTGCTAGCAATAACGCCACGAAACTGAGCTTTAAGACAGGGGCTTCTGAGGCGGCAAGTGAAAAGATGTCGTTGTCATCCGGCGGCAACTTGGCACTGGGAACTGATGCGGCTGCTCTTAAATTTGGTGCAGATGAGGAGGTCACGCTAACACATAACCATAACACCGGCCTAGTGATGTCAGCGGGTGCCAATAAAACCACTTTAGAACTCGCCAGCACAGACACAAGCACGGACACTGGCCCTTTGCTTCGTTTGCAAAGCGACAAAGGCTCGCCAGCCGACAATGATTATATCGGGCAAATTTTCTTTCAGGGAAAAAATGATGCCGGTGAGGACGTCCGTTACGGCGCGATTTACAATCAGAGTAAGGTCGTAGCCGACGGTACGGAAGACGGACAAATGCGGTTTTACACGATGAAAGACGGCACTTCTACTTTGGCGCTTAGTCTCACGGGAACAAGCATCATTATCACTTCTGACGAAATCGATATCAACGGTACGATTGTCGGCACACAAACTCTAAGGAGCCGCCCGGTTTTTGAAGCCGGATATGCTGTCGGTGCGAGCAGTAGTGGTGACATGGAATACAGCTACCATAACGCCGGAAATTTGTACATGGGGCGCGACTCGGGTGGAACATATTATCAAAATTCTACCAGAGGTATTTTTATTTACGATGATGATGTCGATTCAGTTGTAGCCGTACGTGTTTACGACACATCCGGCTCCAGTCCAATCTGGCAGCACAAAGTTAATGGAACTATAAAATCCGAAATAG